ACCGTGGGCGAGCGGTGTTTTTCCGATCTTTGTGGGTCCCACGTGAGTCAACCAGTCAAATGGGCCTCCGCTTTCTAATTGGACCAGTAGATTCGTAACTGGGCCTTTGCATTTATAGCGGCCCAATACCATGAATTGGATTTGGGCTTATATTGATGTATAATTAATAACGCCATCTTTTATTCATTAATATTGGAATTACATTCAGGCAGTCACATTCCTGGAAACATCGTAGTTGACGTCCAGGTTAATTGCCTCTACGTTAGCTTCTTGCATCATCAGAATATCTATCATCTCTATCATCTCCTCTTCCTTGAACTTCTCCAGCGTTGCGTCCTTGTACAGGAGGTCTATCATGCCCTGTATTCCCAGCTCTAGTCCGTTGAAGTCGAAAGGCTGTATGATCCCTCCGTGACCGTATGGGATCCTGAACCTCCTCTTGATCAGAGCCGGTGCCCTTGTGGAGAAGAAGTCAACATTAACCATTACGAACTTAGCACCCTGCAGGCGAACCTTGATGGTGAACCTAAGTCCCTTGTTGTTTGTGTAGTGGATCGTCATCTTCTCTGTGCATCATTTTATGCATCCAGTCTCTCTTATAGAGGGACTCGATGGTGATTTGTAATCTACCAGCCATGTCCTTAACATCCATAACCGTATAAATCTTATCTCTTCGTATTTGATGGTGACAACACCATCAAAGGAAAAAAAAGAAAGAAAGAAGAAATTAATGGTGATCATGCGAGTGATCAGCACTACTTAAAGAAGAAAACGAAAGAAAGAAAACAAACTCTTGAGAAAAGAAACACACCTCACAAGAAAGAAACGGCAGCGCAGCGGACCCAAAACACAGTCACGACTCAAGCCAAAAAAATCACACTCAACAAAAACATCTCAAACAAAAACAGTCCGTACAATTATGCAGTTTAGGTCATGCTGTACCCACTATTCCAATATTAACCCTAACAAACATGTCCTATCAATGCCGTAACTTTGAAATTTACCGCGTGGTAAATGGTAAAAATATGTGAAGGATAAAATGATTTAACTGACTCTTGGTAAATGAGACCCCGATAGGTAAAGAGACCCCAATATATTGGGGTATCAATCGGGGACTCTATTCTTCGTTATGTCCTACTTTCCTAAAATACCCCCGCTTTTATGAAGAATGGGCGCGTCGGAGTGCGGTGTTAAAGTTAACATTCTCTCTCCTAAAACCGCCGGAGATGGCGAAACTGGCACTTCCCGGCATCATTTTGCGACACGCGCGGCGGTGTGTACCCCTGGGAGGGTAAAGCTTACTACGCTACGCAGCAGCCTTAGCTTCGCCGGAGCTTAGCTCGCCCACGTTCTAATATT